GAAGGCGGACTTCGAGAACACTCTCCGTGCTGGGATGATTCCAGAGAGGATCAAGGAGTCTTACGTCTCTACAGAGAACGTTCCGGCTAACTACAACACTGCTTGTAAGCGTGGTCACGTAGATCGTGACCACAGAGGGCGTTGCAGGGTTTGTCACCGTACTCAGCAGCGGCTTCGCCGTGCTGAGGAGATTCGTCGGAGTAAGGAAGTAAATGAAACCGGATGATTCAATCACTCACCTCAGCTACTCCCAGTACAACTCGTACGTTTCCTGTCCCCGCTCTTGGTATTTGGGCAAGAAGGTTCGAGCGGAGGAGAAGCAGACATGGTTCCTTCCGGTAGGAACTGCGGTACATACGATGATCGAACACAAGCTCAAGGCACCTGCCCACTTGGGGGATGACTACACTTTCCTCACCGCCGAAGATTTTTTCTTCCCGCTGATCGAGGAGCAGATGCTGATCGAACCAGACACCTCGAAGTGGCTTTCAGGCTCCGCCAACGGCGTAGCCGCCGTGGACGGGGTTGCGCTACAACAGGTCAAGGACTGCTTCGAGAAAGCTCTAGAGTTCTTGGAGCAGATGGACGTCTGGGAAGTTGAGTACGATGCATCCGGGCCTTTGCCCGGATGTGACGTGGAGATCAAGGCTTTCGTGGACATCCTTGGTGAGCACAAGAAGCATGGTCCAGTGATCTTGGACTGGAAAACCGGAAGCCAGAAACCCAAGACTCCCTTCCAGCTGGAGACGTACGCTGCCTTGCTTCACGAGCAAGGCTGGAGACTTCTAGCCAATTCGGTTGGTTCTTCTTCCGCTGAGTCCTCGACCTTCAAGGGTTTGTGGGCCATGCTTAAGCCCGGTGCCAGCAAGGCTAGGCCGATCGATCTCTCGGGCGTTAAGCCCGAGGAAGTAGGGGCCAAGTACCAAGAGGTGCTTGACCAGATGCGTAAGAGGGTTTACGCTACAGACCCGGCCAAGTTCAAGTGCGAGTTCTGCTTTCATTCCGAGAACTGCTTGGTCAACGCCGGTCCCACGGACCGGGCGAAGTTTTTCGATAGGAGTAGTCGGGATGGCATCCCTTTTGACCCCGACCGGGCATGAAGTTCTGGTTGATGATGACCTTGAACTTCCTGGCTCGGTCTCAATGAGCAGCAATGGATATCCGCAAGTATGCCCGGCGGGCACCGGTAAGTCCATTCCGCTGCACCAGTACATCATGGGAACGGCTGGCAAGGGCCGCACCATGGTCGTCGACCACATCAACAGGAACAAGCTAGACAATCGGCGTGAGAATCTCAGGCTAGTGGACCCAACCGAAAACAATCTGAATCGCAAGGCTTATCCCCGGAAGTATGATTTGCCGCCTTGCGTGTATCACAACAAGGGCGGTTTTGCGGCTCAGGTGAACAGGCACAACAAGAGGTACAACCTAGGCACTTACCCAACAGCAGCTGAAGCTGCTGAAGCCGTAAAGATCTTCAAGGAAGGTTACGATGAACGCTGAAGGTCAGGCTGATAGGGATTACTGGAACAACAAGAGCTGGGGCGAGTACTCCTCTCAGCTCCCGTGGGAACTGGACGATGACAGTCTCGAAGAAGACGACAGCGAGGACGAAGACGATGAGTGAAATCGAACAGACTCACACCTATAAGGTTCGACTCATTGCCAGCTTCGGCTACCTCGTGCTGGCCCGGCACGAGGACGAGGTTCCGCTTGAAGAGTTCGGCTACTCTGATCAGGAGTGGGACGAGTTGACCACAATCGAGCAGGAGGATCTCCTGAACGAATGGTCTGAGCAGTTTGCGAATGAGCGCGTCGAGTACTGGGGAGAGATCGTCTGATGGCAGAAGTAGTTTTCCGTCTCCCTTCCAAGGGGATCACGTACGGGTACGTAGAGGTTCGAGCCACACCCGAGGAGCTCGGAGACCCTGGTCTCCTGGCCTCTCCAGAGGCTCTGGGTGCGCTGTACGCACAGTTCACCTACGCCTTCCTGAAGGGCGAGCAGGCGGCTGTACAGGCCGCTCTGAGCGCCACGGCAGACAAGTACGAGGCGGAGGCGGAAGCCGACGCCGAGAAGCTCATCGTGGAGAAGCTTGGTGGCGCGACCATGGCCAATCATGCGGTTGGCGACACGGTGACCGTGGCTGGGATGGAGTTCACCAAGCACTCCGACGCTCCGTGGAACAAGCCAGCACCCCAAGCCCAGGCCAAGCCGTGGGAGAAGAAAGCTGGAGCCTCGACAGCTCCGGTCAAGCGTGCTACCATTGATTTCGACGACTTCTAGAGGGAGACACAAACCGTGGCATCGTTCGATGACATCTTCAACAGCAACAAGGGCACCTCTCGCTTCCCCAAGTGGACCGATGAGGGCGATGTCCTGGTCGGTATCGTCACTGGCGACATCGACGTCAATCACCAGCAGACGGACTTCACTACCAAGAAGCCTGCCTTCCTGGTGAAGACCGACAACCCGAAGAACCGCTCCCCCTGGGAGGCGAAGGGTGCTGGCACGTTCGATGTGGAGCTTGAGCACTTCCCCCTCACAGAGGTTCGTGTCCCGGTCGAGATCCAGGACAAGGACGGGAACTACGAGTCGTTCTTCGACTTCGCTGACCGTAGCCCCAAGTACGACGCCCTGAAGAACGCCATGATGGACTCTGGCCTGCCGCTGATCAAGGGCACGGCTGTTGCTGTCAAGCTTCTCTCGAAGAAGACCAAGCCGTTCACGTGGGTCGTTAAGATCAAGGCTCCGCAGGAGTAGCAAGTCGTCATCCCCCACATACCGACGCCCGCCTAGCCCCTCCTAGGTGGGCGTCTTAATCTCCACAGCCTCGATGGTCGCAGAGCGGGTTCGACTCCTGCTCGGGGCACGCAAGTTCCCTCAGACAACGACAAGGACTAATCGTGCGCTCGCTCCATCGAGACATGAAGCGTGGAGTCAGCAGCGGGGAACCGCTGCCTGATCCCTGGCCAGTGTTCGCAAAGAATCGAATGGCCTTTCGTCGTGGCTCGCTCTCTATGATTGCCGGTCCGCCCGGCTCCATGAAGACCGTGCTCGCCTTGAATCTCGTGAGGCAGATGGGGTCTGCGGTTCCTACGCTCTATCACTCCTCCGACTCGGACAACTTCACCATGGCCAGCCGCTCGCTCTCGATGCTCACAGGCCTACAATCTGATGAGTCTGAGATGGCAGTGATGGCACAGCAGCAGGCCGCATACGAATCGCTTCGAGAGATGGAGCATGTTCGCTGGTCGTTCAAGGCCAGCCCGAACATGGAGTTCTTGAGGGCGGAGGCGGAAGCCTTCCGCGAGATTAAGGGTGAATACCCTCACCACACGATCATCGACATCCTGATGAACGTTGACTACGAGGGGATCTCGGAGTATAACTACCAGAACCTCATGCTAGAGCTGAACACCATGGCTCGTGAGCAGGAGACGGCCATCACCCTGATCCACCACACCTCGGAATCGGCGAAGGGCGGAAGCCCGCCGCCTAGGTCGGCGGTCATGGGCAAGGCTAATCAGCTTCCCACGCTGATCCTCACTCTCTGGGGTGAGTCGGCTACTGGCAAGTTGATGGTCTCGACAGTCAAGAATCGCTTCGGTCCACAGGACGCGATGGCCAAGAAGTACATCACCATGAAGGCAGACCCTGCGGTCTGCCTGATCGAGGAAGCTGCACCCGGGGAATTCGACGAGGACTCCATCTTCAAGGGCGGCGCATGGATGGACGACGAAGACAAGGCGGACGACGAATGAACTGCTGCAAGCAGCCGTGTTTGATCCGAGAGTGGAACGGGACCACCTGGGTCCTTCGGTGCATCAACTGCAATGGGATGGTGGCAGAGTAGTGAGCGATCGAGAGATGATTCAAGAGATGGTCGAATGGATCTCGTACATAAACGATGGCCACGTCTCGACAAGCGAGAGCGAGATCTCGGCCGCGCTTGAGTCGCTCCGAGACGAGGTCCTTCGTGGGGCGGCAAGGAAGATCCTGGTGGAACTTCCCGACCCCAACCCGTTGGCGAGCATCTTCAAGCCGTATGTAGGCACCTTGGCCGCCAATCTGATCTACCCGAAGGAGTAGAGGAGTGAGCATGTACAAGGACATTCACGAGGCTATCTCAACTCACCAGGACATTGAGGCTGGCCTGAATGGACCGACGATTCGCCTGATGAAGCTGTCCGAGGAAGTAGGCGAAGTCGCGGAGGCTTACATCGGATTCGTCGGAGCCAACAAGCGCAAGGGCTACACGCATACCCACACAGACATCGCTGACGAGTTGTGCGATGTGGTCATCACGGCCATGGTTGCCATGTATGACTGGGTTGACGACCCCGAGCAGCACCTAGAGGACAAGCTCCAGACCCTGATGGCTCGCATCGAGAAGGACGGTTCGTGAGGCAGTGTAAGGATTG